GGCGTGCGCGTGCGCCGGTCAATCGCGCAACCGAAAATGCAACCAAGCGGGGCCGGTCGTGAGGAATCGGGGCGCGGTTGCGCTCGCGCGCTCGGGGCGCACGCATCAAGAGATCGCGGAGCGGTGCGGCGTGTCGCGCGCGGCGGCGGGCTACTGGTGTACGGGGGCGAAGAAGCCGGGCCCGGCGAAGCGGGAGATCCTTCGGGAGTGGCTGGGCATCGATCCTACATGGTGGGACGAGTACCCCAAGGCGTCGGCGACGTCGTCGTCGCCGGCGGCGCAAGTCGCGGCTGAGAGCTCGCCGCCGACGACTCCCCCGGCGGCGAAGACGTCGATCCCGGTGGGGTCGTTGGCGATGGCGCAAGAGCTCGAGAAGCGTGCGCAGCGGATGATGCAAAATCTCGAAAACGATCCGCTCGTGACTCCGCTCGAGGAAGCGAAGGTGATGGCGTCGATCGCGGGCACGCTGAACCTTCTCGCCAAGCTGACCGGCGAGTACGAGCTCGGGCGTCGGCTGTTCAAGCTGCCGATCTGGCAGCGCATCCGGGCGGCGCACGCTGCGGGGCTGAAGGGGCACCCGCAGGCGGCTGCGCAGCTCGCGCGCGAGCTCGAGCGGCTCGAGGCGGAACACGGGGGCGTCGACTGATGGCGAAAAAGGGCGGCGGGCGGCTGAAGGCCTACCTCGATTTTTGCAACGCGGTGCGCTTGGAGCGCGGAGGACGGTGCGAGGGATGCGGAAGGAACGAGCAGCAAATTCAGGCGACGGGCGAGAAGCGCTTGCACATTCACCACCTGTTGCCGGTGGCGAAGAGCGGGGTCGACGACGCGCTCGTGATGGCGCGGGCGAACGTGTTCCTTCTGTGCGGGTGGTGCCACAAGATGCAGCACCCGGGCGCGCGGTCGTGGCCGTGGGACGCGGCGGCGAGGACGAGGGGGCGCGCGCTCCGGTAGCTCCGACCGATGCGCGCGTGCCGGAGACGATGAACGGCGACGAGCTCGCCGCCGCGCGTGCGATCGAGGGCGAGAGGCACCGGCGCAACATTCATCGGAGCCTGCTGACCGAGTCGCTTCGTCGGCTGCGCAGCGGGCGCCATCTCGAGCGCGAACACGGCGTGATTCATCCTGAGATGACGTCGATCGTTCGTGACGTGCTTCGGCTGACTGACTTGGTCTATCCGTCGGCGGACGCCCCGGAAAAGAAGGAGCTCGCCGAAGAAGCGGCGGTCGAGGTCGTCACGTTGTCGGCAGGCTCGCGCGCGCTCGAGGCGCTGATTGCGCGCTCGAGCGTGTCCAAGGTCACGCGGATCTGCGGGCTGCCTCCGCGCGAGGTGTCGGAGCTGCGCCGCGGCGGACGTCCGACCGAGGCTCAAATCGTGACGCTCGAGACGCGGCTCCGGATCCCGCGAGAGGCTTGGACGGCCGAATGAAACGCCGTCGAGCTCCTGAGACTCCCTACGGCGATCTCGCGCTGGTCTGCTGGAGTGAGGCGGACCGCGCGAACGTCTTTCGGTGGCCGTCGCCGAAGTATCGCGAGTCCCCCGAGAAGTTCTTCGAAGAAATCCTCGGAGTGCGGCCGTGGGAGAAGCAACGCGAGATCCTGAACGCGGTGCGCGATCACACCCGCGTGTCGGTGCGCTCGGGTCACAAGGTCTCGAAGTCGCACTCGGCGGCGGGGATCGCGCTGTGGTTTTACTCGTCGTTCGACGACGCGCGCGTCGTGATGACGGCGACGACGGCGCGGCAGGTGGACAAGATCCTGTGGCGCGAAACGCGGATGATGCTCGCGCGCTCGGGCCGCTGCCTTACGTGCAAACTGCAAGATCCCAACGGTTCGCGGCCCTGTCCTCACTCGGCGCTGATCGACGGTGAGAAGGACGTTGGGCAACGCGCGTCGACGGGGCTCAAGAGCGACGACTTCCGCGAGATCGTCGGTTTCACGGCGAAGGAAGCTGAGGCCGTCGCCGGCATCTCCGGCAAGAACCTGCTTTACATCGGCGACGAAGCGAGCGGCATTCCCGAGGTCATCTTCGAAGCGATCGAAGGCAACCGCGCGGGCGGTGCGCGCGTGCTCTACCTTTCGAACCCGACGCGGACCGAAGGCGAGTTCTACGAGTCGCAGACGTCGAAGAAGTTGGAGATCGCGAGCGACGGTACCAAAAAGGGATTCTACTTCTGCATCCACGTCTCGAGCGAGGACTCGCCGAACGTGCGCGAAGGTCGCGAGGTCGTCCCGGGGCTTGCCACTCCGGAGTGGGTCGCAGAGAAGGCGGAAGAGTGGGGAGTCGACTCGCCGCTCTACAAGATCCGCGTCAAAGGCGAGTTCGTCGAGAACGAGGACGGCAAGATTTGTACTGTACACGCATTGACGCGCGCCGAAGAAGCGTGGGCGGATCATGCGGAAGCGGTGAAGGCGGGCGAAGCGGAGGAGCCCTCCGATCCTTTGCACCTGGGTGTCGACCCGGCGGGACCGGGGCTCGCCGGGGACGAAACGTCGATGACTCCGCGTCGCGGGCTGAAGGTCTATCCGTTGCACGTCTTCCGCGGGCTGAGCGAAGACGGCATCGTGACCAACATCCTGGGCGTGCTGAAGGAGCATCGGAGGCCGCGCGACGCGAAGCCGGTCGTCAAGATCGATCGCGAGGGGCCGATCGGATCGAAGCTCCTCGGGCTCTTGCGTGCCTACGTCGATCTGAACCCCGAAGCGTTTACGCTCGTCGCGGTCCGCTCGAGCGACAAGGCGCGGCGCGAGCGTGCGAACTACGACCGCGTGAGGGATGAGCTCTGGGCCCGCATGGCGGAATGGATCCGCGAGGGCGGGATGCTGCCCCCTGACAACAAGCTCACGAAGGACTTGCACGGGCCAAGCTGGGAAACGCAACTCAACGGGAAGCTCAAGGCGACGGGTAAGGACGAGTTGAAGAAGCTGCTCGGTCGCTCGCCGGACCGTGGCGACTCTACGTGTCTCGCGGTTTGGGAAGACGCGGCGGTGCCGGACGACGGCGGTGGTGATGCGGTCGGCGGCGGCTCGAGCGGGGGCGGCGGCGGCGCGGTTGCGCCGGACGCGTACGAACCCGACGACGCCCCGTCCGATGCCACGTTTGACCCGTACGGCGGCGCAAACTAGCGGTTGCAAACGAACAGCAACCGGCGCGTGCAACCGCGTTGGCAACTGACGACTCGCAACCGCGGTGGTTCTTTGGAGTCGTGGCGATTCAACCCGCTTCGCAATCGATCCGCGCGCGCCTGGGAATGGTGCTCGCCGGGATCTTTTTGCCTCAGGTCGTGTTGCCTCCTCCGGCGTCTCTCTTTCAGGGCGATCCCGAGCAGGTCCGCAAAGAGCGGCCGATGCCGGCGAGCTCGCAAACGCGTTGGTACCAGAGCGACATCGAACTCGCGATTCGCACGGCCGATGCCGGCGATCTCTCGGCGGCGGCTCGCGTCAGCAAGAGCATGCGTCGCGACGGCACGTTTTCCGGGCTCATGTCGACGCGTGCCGGCGGGCTTACGCGATTGCCCAAGCAATTCCGCGGGACGAAGGAAGTCGTCGACGAATGCACCCGTCCCGACGAAATGGGGCTTTTCGATCGCATCTTTGGCGCGAAAGAGCTCGAGCTCTTCTGCGCTGACGGAATCATGCTCGGGGTTGCGATCGGCGAGCTCGTCCCGGTTCCGTACTCGGACGAGCCGGTTTTCGTGCGGCTCGATCCGGAATATCTCCGGTACGTCTGGAGTGAGGATCGCTGGTACTACCTGACCGTAGGCGGTCGGGTCGAGGTCGTTCCGGGGGATGGCCGGTGGATTCTTCACCTCCCCGGTGGCTACCAGTCGCCTTGGAATCAAGGCCTCTGGCCGTCGCTCGGTCGCGCGTACGTCGCGAAGGAACACGCCTACCTTTACCGGGAAAACTACTCGGGAAAGCTGGCCAATCCTGCGCGCGTCGCCGTGTCTCCGACCGGCGCGGGCGAGAAGGAACACGAGGCGTGGTTTCGCCGCGTGATGGCTTGGGGCGTGAATACCGTCTTCGGGCTTCGTCCCGGTTACGACGTTCGTCTTTTGGAGTCGAACGGGCGCGGATACGACGTGTTCCAAGACACGATCGATTCGTCCGACAAGGAGTTTGCGATCGGGCTTGCCGGGCAGATTGTCACGGTGTCGGGCGGGACGGGGTTCGCGAACGCGGACATCCACGCGACGATCCGTAGCGATCTGATCCAAGGCGACGGCGACGCGCTCGCCGCGACGTTGAACCGCCAAGGCCTGCGGCCGATCGTGAATCGGCTGTTCGGCGCTGGCGCGCGTTGCTTCGTCAAGTGGGACACGACTCCCCCGGCGGACCTCAAAGCGACGGCTGAGGCGATTCAGGCGGCAGCGAAGGCCATCGGCGACGCGAACGCGGCGCTTGCCCCGTACGGCATGAAGGTGGACGCGCGAGAGATCGCGACGCGCTTCAAGATCCCGCTGGCGGTCGCCGAAAAGGCGGTCGAGGTGGCCGATCGTCCTGGTCTGGCAAAGGTTGCTCCTCCGACGTCGATCGCGCCTCCGAAGGTGATCGTCGCGTCGGAAGATCGGCGGGCGGCGTGAACGTCGTTCGGCACGTCATGGCCCAAGCCGCGACGGTCGCGCGCGTCGGCGGTGAGCTCGCGCGCGTTCTCGCGTTCGCGTTCGTCGCCAAGTCGGCGCCGGCTGAAATTCAGCTTTGGAACGTCGGCGACAACCCGACCGACTACGGCGTGCACCGGTGGACCGAGCGCAGCGCGCGCGAGGTGCTCGAGGTCTACGGGCAGCGCGGCAACCCGCTGCTGATCGACGTCGAGCACAACGGCGCGAAGGTCGCTGACGGCGAGCCGGCGTGCACTGGCGGTTACTGCAAGCTCGAATTGCGCAACGGCGCGCCGTGGCTGGTTTTCAGCTGGTCGGCGTACGCGCTCGAGCAAATCGCGACTGGCCAACGGCTCTTCTTGTCACCCGAGTACGACGTCGATCGGGAGACGGGGGAGATCGTACGGCTCTACCGGGTTTCGCTCGTTGCGGATCCGGGAACGCATCGGGCGCGAATGCTCGCGTCCTCCGGAAACGAACAGGAGAAGAATCCCATGGATCTGAAGCTCATCCTCGCCGCTCTTCGCGCCGCGCTCGCGGCGGAGGATCCGGCGGTCGCCAAAGAATCGATTCAGGCACTGCTGACCGAGCTCGACAAGAGCGCCGGCGGCGATGCCCCGGCGGAAGCGGCTGCGCCTCCGGCGGATGGCGACCAAGCGGCTCCAGCCGCGGCCGCCGCGCCCGGCGATGGTCCACCTCCGGACGTCGCCGACAAGGATCACGACAAGATGAGCGCGGCGAGCGCGAGCGCGAAGAAGGCGGTCGCCGTTGCTGCGGCTTCGCCGGCGGCGAGCGCGAGCGCGGTCGAGGAAGCGGCGCGCGATGCGGTGCAGACCGTACAGGACGCGACGCGCGATCACCTCCTCGCGACGCAGGGCGATCGGCTCGATCCTTCGATCCGTCGCTGGGCGAGCTCCCAGCCGCTGCAGGTCGTTCGCGGTCTGCTCAATGCGGCGCCGGCGAAGGACTTGCCGCCGGCTCGCGTCAGTGCGACGCGCGGCGAAGGCCAGGGCGCCGGCGAGCCTCGCGGGCTGCAGGGCGCAGAGGCGGAAGAGCTCGATCGGCTGATGGGCGGCGTCAAGGCGTCGGCGGTGATGCCGTACCGCGACGCGAAGACGGGCGCGCTCGTCATTCCGTCGGCGACCCCCACGGAGATTCGGAATCACCTCGCGGCCGTCGCCGCGGGAAAGGCTGGTAAGTAATGGGCGCTCTCACGAAAGACGTCGGCGGCTCCGTCCGCATCGTCGACAAGGACAAGCGGCCACTTGCCGCAAACGCGGTCGTCTACAAGCGCTCCCTCGCGGTGTGCATCGGCGGCTACTACAAGGCCGCGACGGGCGCCGCGGGCGAGGTGCTCGTCGGTGAGTTCACGGGCAAGGTGGACAACACCGCAGGCGCCAACGGCGCCAAGTCGGCTACGATCAAGTTCTTCCGGACGCGCGTGCTTCGGCTCGTCGCGAACGACGGCGGAGCTCCGGTGGTGGTCGCGAACCGCGAGTCGCTCTGCTCGCTTCTCGACGACGCGACGGCGACGCTTTACTCGGACGCGAAGGGTGCCCCGGCGATCGTCTACGACGTGGACGCGACCGAAGGCGTGTGGGTCGAGTCGCCGGCGGCGCTCGCTACTCCGCTGCGCCAGACGGGAACGACTACGCTCGTTGCCGGTACCAAGACCGTGACGGGCGTCGTCCTCACGGCAAACAGCCGGATTCTTCTTTCGATGAAGGATCCGGGCGCGGGGGCGATTACGGCCTTCGCGGCGCTCGATGCCCCGGCGGCCAACCGCAACGTGGGCGCCGGCACCTTCGTCATCAACGCGATCGACAACGCCAAGGCGACGATCGCCACGGCTGTTTGCACGGTCGATTACGAGATCATCGGCTGATCGGAGCGATGTCATGAAAGTTACTCCCGAATTCATCGTTTCTTTCGAGACCAAGATCGATGGTCTTTCCACTGGCAACTGGCAGCGCGTCGCCGCCAATCTGAAGTGGGACAAGATCATGAAGCGCCGGTCCGGCGCGACCAAGAAGGAGCTTCTGACCTGGCTCCTCGAGACGGCGAAGCTCTATCCGGAGGGCCCGGACGGTGGGAACACTCGTTACGACGACATCGTCGCGGCGACTCACTCGCTCGAGCACGAGCATTTCGGCAACGGTCTCCAGCTCACCCGCGACGAGATCGAAGACAACCAGATGGCCAACAACCCGACCGTGGGGGCCCTGGACTACGCTTCGAAGTGGGCGAAGGACATCGGATCGGCGAGGGCCTATCACCCGCAGCAGCAGCTCGCGGCGCTCATCCTCGCCGGCAAGGTCACGAACGGTTACGACGGCGTTCCGTTCTTCGGCACCACCCATCCGCTCAACCCGAACGGCGGCGGTGGGACCTACTCAAATCTCATCAGCGCGGTGCCCATCAACGCGGTGGCGGGCAACCCGCCCGACGACGTCAACAGCCTGATCTTGGCCCAGCGCAACTTGGCCAAGGCTCTTGCCGCGGTGAGCGGCCAGCGCTTCCTGGGCGGCATTCCGCGCTTCCTGAAGCCGATGGGCATCGTTCATCCCACGCAACTTCAATACCGCGTGAACCAGCTCACCGGCGGCGAGGTGCTCTCCCAGACCACGAACGTCATGAAGAAGGACGCGCTCGAGTCGATCTGGATGCCGGAGCTCGATGGTGAACCGGACGTCTACTACATCGCGGTCGAGGACATCCTCAGCGACGAGCTCGGCGCGTTCGCTCACTCGATCCGGAACGAGTTTCAGATCTCGATGTACGGCTGGATGGATCAACTGGTCCTGGGCCGCATGAACGAGTTCGAGTGGCTCGCAAAGCTGCGGACCACGACGATCTACGGACATCCGTACCTCTTCTATCGCTGCGAACCGACCTGAGCGTAGTCGGCAGTTCGCCCTAGCCCCGGTAGGCCCTGAGCCCCGGGGCTGGGGTGTTAGGAGCGCACGTGTCAGTCACCCCCTACCTCACCCTGCAGGAGTTTCGCGAGCGGACGACGATGCCCGATCCGCAGGTGGATGCGCTCGAGAACAAGCGTCCCGGCTTCATTCTGAAGCGTCTCGCGTATTGGACTTCCGAGTTCAACGCGACGCTGGCGAAACGCTACCTCGTTCCGCCTCCGGCGCCGATTCCCGAAGTGCTTCTTGGGTGGCTGACGGATGTCGTGACCTTCGACGCGTACATCGCGACCGGGTTCAATCCAGGTTCGGAGCAGGACGCGACGATCGGGGCCGCGTCGGAGCGGGCGCAAAAGAAGGTGGAGGAGGCGGCCAACGGGGCGAACGGGCTGATCTCGTTGCCGCTGAAGGAGGGCTCGGGGGACGAGGAAGGCATCAGTCGCGGCGGACCGCTCGGTTCGTCGGAGGCGTCGCCCTACGCGTGGCTCGACGCGCAAGCGGAGGCGAACGGTGGCTGATCCGCTCGACGGCATGATCGGCGCGATGCGCGACCTCGCGGGGTTCGATGAGCGCGTCGCCGCGCTCGCTGCACCGAAGCTCGAGGCGGCCGCTCGAGCTCGCGCGTCGGAGGGTGTCGACCCTCAGGGGCGCGCGTGGGCGCCGCGCAAGTCGGATGGTGGGCGCGCGCTCGCCAACGCGGCCGCGGCCATTCGTGCGGAGTCCGCGGGCGCTACGGCGGCTCTCGTGGTCACCGGGCCGGAGTACTGGCATCAGACCGCGAAGGACGGCGGAGCGTTGCCGCAACGCAAGATGATTCCCGCGCCCGGCGACGAGCTCCCTCCCGAGCTCCGCGCGGCGTGCGACGAAGCGAGCGCGGCCGCGTTCGAGGAAGCGACGGGTGCGCGATGAACCAAAGCGCCGTCGTCGCCCTGTTTCGTGCCGTGAAGGCCTACATCGGGTCGGAGGCCATTTCGCCGGGCACGTCGGTGGTGTTCGGGAACAACGAACGCCAGCGCCAGATCAATCAAGGCGTGGGCGGTGCGAACCGCGTCGTTCTCGTTCCAGGGCGGCTCCCGAACGGCGACGACGGCGAGTTCGATGGTGCTCCGGGCCCGGGCGAGTTCGTCGCCGACGACGGGACCATCACGCCCAGGATCATCGCGGCGCAAAAGAAGATCATCACGTTTTCGATCTGGGCGGACAACTCCGCTCCCGATTCGACGGCGGAGGATCGTCAAGAGACGCTCGAGCAGCTTTACGAGTACGTCGTCCAGGCGGTCCAGCGCTCGCCGGCGGGCATGGCCAACGCGGTGTGGGGCGCGTGTCGCTACAACAACAACCCTCAGGAGGTCCGGCACGGCGACGAGTACCTCGCCGAGTTGTCGATCGACACGGCGATCTTTGACGCCGATCCGGTGCTTGCGCGTCCGACTGCCGCGGCGGTGAACCGCGGCTGATCCAAGGAGATTTTGAGTCATGACCGTTCCGAACACGACCATCAACAAGAGCGACGGAAACACCGGGGTTGCGGTGCTCGCGAACCCTGTCGGGATCCTTGCGGTCATCGCGCCTTGCGAGAAGGGCTCCCAGAATCTTCCGCAGTTCGCGACGAAGCCGAAGGCGCTCCTCGCCGCGATGGGGTTCGGCATCCTGACGGCGATCGCGAGCTACGGCATCCCGCAGACGGGTAAGCCAATGGTCGTCGTGCAGGCGACTCCGACGACGCCCGGATCGTACAGCGCGTTCACCTACACGGGCACGGGGACGCTGGCTGGTTCGATCACGGCACACGGGGGCGCGCTCCCTCTCGACGACTTCCCGGTCGTCTTCCGCTTCGTGGTCGGCGGCACGACCGGGACGACGGGAATCACCTACCAATATTCGATCGACGCCCGGTCCGTGACGGATCCGGCGAAGGTCTGGTCGCCGGTGTTCGCGCTCGGCACCGCGCTGACGGTGTCGATTCCCAACACCGGAATGCAGTTTGATTTCGTGACGGCGAAGACGGTCGTCGCCGGCGACTCGTGGAAGGTCACGGCGAAGGGGCCGCGCCTCACGACGGCGGACATCACGACCGCGATGAATGCGCTTCGCGCGTCCAACCTCCCGTGGGAAGCGGTCTTGGTCGCCGGACACGATGCGAGCTCGACGACGATCTCGAACCAAGACACGGCGCTTGCCGCGCTCGAGACGAACGGCAGGTATCGCGGATTCATCCTCGGGGCCGTTCCGCGCGACGCGACGACTCAGACGGAAGCTCAGTACCTCACGGCGATGACGGCGGCGTTTGGCGCGAGCGCGTCGATCCGCGGGTGCGTCGCCGCTGACCAGTGCATCATTTCCGATCCCGACCGCGGGATCGACATGCTGCGGAGTGCGTCGATTCCCTTCGCGGTGCGCCTCATGGCGATCGACGTGACCCAAGACGCGGCGGAGAACACGTCGCCGCTGAGCGCGGTCCGGATCGTCGACGAAAACGGGTCGGCGCTCTACCACGACGAAGCGCTCGATGCGGGTCTCGACGACCAGCGGCTCGTGGCGCTGCGCACGTGGAACAACAAGATCGGCGTCTTCGTCAACAATCCGCGTGTGATCTCGACGCCCGGGAGCGACTACGTCTTCGCGCAGCACTGGCGGACGATGAACCGGGCGTGCGAGCTCGCGCACTCGGCGTTGACGTCTGAGCTTTCGAAGGGCGTCTTCAAGGACATCGTCACCGGCAGGATCCGCGAGGACGAGGCGGCGAGGATCGAACGCGTCGTCGATTCCGCGATCTCGTCGGAGCTCGGGAAAAAGGTCCCGTATGTCAAGTTCACCCTGTCGCGCGACGACGATCTCGGAAGCAACGCGGGCGCGACGCTCACCGGCACGATCGATCTGATCATGCCGACCTACATCAAGGCGTTCGTGGTGAACGCCAAGTTCGCGCGGACCATCGCGGCCGCGGCCTGAGGAGGTTTCCATGCTGCGGATCGGGAAAAAGGACTTTGGTTGGAACTCGACGAAGTTCCGTCTCGCGGGCTTCGCGTCGGAGCGGATCACGGCGATCGACTTCGGCGAGAAAATCACGGACGAGCTCGTTCGCGGCAACCGCCGCGACGGCACTCCTCAGGGAGTGACCGGCGGCGAGTACGAGGCGGACATCGTCCAACTGAAGATGCTCATCGGGGAGTGGTTCGGCGAGCCTGGGAACGGGCGCGTTGGCTATCTGACTCGGCTCACGCTCGGAAAGACCGTCGGCCTGAGCGACATCGAGTGTGACATGGGGCTTCAGTTCTTCGAGGAGCTCGTCGGCGTCTGCGACATCTACTTTCCGGTGTGCCGCATCGTCGGGGCGAAGCTCGCCGCGACGAAGGGCAACGCACCGCAGGAAATGGACGTGTCGGTTCGGCCGATTGAACCCCTCGTCACGAACGGGACGAAGCTCGCGTCGATCGTTCGTGCCTTCTCTGGCGTGTGAGGTGATCCATGATCCGTTGCAAATTCCGGTGCTCTGAGGTTTCGAGGCTCGACGGCGGTTACGAGCGCGTGAAGTTCTTCCCGGTCTACGCGACCGACGGAGTCAACGCGGCGTGGTCCAAGGCGACTCCTAGCGGGTCGCTCGAGCTCTCGATCACGGTCGAAGGCGCGCAAGGGAAGTTCGTTCCCGGTGGCGAGTACTTCCTCGACATCTCCCCCGTTGCTCCGGCGGTGCCGTCGTGAGCGCGGATGAGGAGCTCACGATCGACGAGCAGCTCGAGGAGCTCGAGCGCGTCGAGCGCGAGGAAGCGAAGGCAAAGCGCGACGCGGCGACGAAGCGGCGTCTCGAGCGCTTCGCGCTGAAGAAGCGTTTCACGGCGGAGCTCCGCGGCGACGAAGGCGTCGCGTTTTCGATCGTCGAGACGCCCGGCGGCTTCGTCGTCTTCAAGCTCGCGCCCGGCGTGGTCTTCAAGAAATTGCAGCGGTCGGAAATGCTCGAGTCGGACGTCGACGAATTCCTTCAAGCGCTCCTGGTCTTCCCCGAACCGGATCGGTTCGTGAAGATCGTCGACACCTACCCGGGGACCGGTAACGAGCTCCTCGCGGCGGCAACTCGGCTGTACGGCGTCGCCTACGAGGATCGCCAAAAAAAATAGCTGACCTCTACGGTTTGGCGCACGAGGCGCCGCTCGTAGAGGCCCAGTGCTGGCTGGCTCTGTTTCGTGGTGGTGCGCAACGACGGGATGAGGACGAGGACAGCGAAGAGACGCTCTTCGCGCTCGTCGGTGGATTGCTGATGCGGGAGAAGCGCGAAGCGGGAATCGCTCTGATCGAAGTGCTGACGCGAAAGGTCTAAGACGGTCGATGGCTGGTAAGGGAAGCGGCGAAGCGCGGTACGGAATCAAGTTCGATTCCAACGCGGCTCAAGTGGGCGCCGAAGGGGCCTCCGCTCTCGAACAGTTGCGCGCGAAGGTCGCGTCGACGAAGGAAGCGATCAAGAGCTACGGCGACTCCCTGCGGAACCTGAAGGGCTCGAGCGACGCGGTGAAGTCGGCGCGCGCGGAGCTCAAGAACAAGATCGATGCGGAGCGGACCGCGCTCACCCAGAACACCCTGGCGATCGTTCGGGCGGGTACGAGCTACGAGAAGCTCACCGAAGCTCAGAAGAAGATGGCCAAGGCCTCGGAAGCGTCCAAGTCGGCGCTCACGAAGTCGTTGTCGTCGGCGGGCGGACCGGTAGCGAGCCTGCGCGCGAAGGTGGCCGAGCTCCGCGAGGCCTTCTCCACGTCGGAGGGCCGTGCGGCGTTCTTCGCAAAGGCGCTGGTCGGCATCGGCGTGGCGGCGGCGGTTGCCGCGGTCGCCGGCGTCGCCGCGCTCGGGGCGCTGACCGTGAAGTTCGCGTCGTGGCTGCTCACCAGCGGCAACGCGCTCCGGACGCAAAAGCTCACTCGCGAGGCCTTCGTCGGGTCGGAGGACGACGCGCGGCGGCTCGGGAACCAGATCGAGGCGCTCGGGCGCAAGGTTCCGACGACGCGCGCGGAGCTGAACGACCTCGGGAACGATCTCGTCAAGGCGGGGATTCGCGGCCAGACGTTGGTGGACACGCTGAACGCGACGGGCCAGACCGCGGCCGCGCTTGGCGGGGACGCGGCGAACAAGGTGCGGAGCTTTGTCGAGCGCGGGCGGCTCAGTGGGCGGTTTTCGCTCGGGCAGCTCGAAACGCAGGGGACGGGCCTCGCGTTCGCCGACGTCGCGGCCGCGCTCGCGAAGAACACGCACACGTCAATCCAGGAAGCCGGGACCGCGCTCATTCAGGGCCAGGTGACGCTGGGCGACGGTGCGAAGGCACTGCGCGACGCGGTCGAGAAGCGCTTCGCGGGCGTCAACCTGGCCAAGATGCTCGACCTCGACGTGATGAAGTCGAAGCTCGCCGACGCGTTCGAGGTGCTGACGGCCGACGTCGATTTGACGCCGGTGCTGAACGACCTCCGCGATCTCTTCTCGCTCGCCGACACGTCGACTCAGGCGGGGTCGGGGCTGAAGGAGCTCGTCACTTGGATCGGTTCGGGGCTGGTCGATGCGATCCACGTCGCGGCTCCGGTGGCGAAGGGCTTCCTCGAAAACCTGATCCTCCAGGGCCTCAAGATCGAGCTTTCCTGGCTGAAGCTCAAGATCCAGTTTCGCGACACCTTTGGCGACGACGCGCTCGACGCGCTCGACGATCTCAAGGTCGATTTCTCGATGCTCTCGCCGGCGATCGATAGCGTCTCGGGGAGCCTCGACGCGCTGCGCGCGAACCTCGCGTTCATCGCGACGGTGCGGGCAGAGATTCAGGGCGCGTCGGCGGAGGTCCGTGGGTTCGAGGCGACTTGGCGGTCGATCAACTGGGCCGGCATCGGCGAAAGCATCGTCGAAGGCATCCTCGGGCCCCTGAAGAGCGTTCCGGCGTCGTTCGGCGAGAACGCGAAGTCGGCGATTGCGGCGGTCAAGGCGGCGTGGGGGATCGCGTCGCCGTCGAAGGTTGCTGAGGGCATTTCGACGGAGATCGATCGGGGCGGGATTCGCGGTCACGCGAAGATGCGCTCGGATGTCGTCGACGCAGCCGTCGCTGCCTACTCGCCGGCGTCGGTCGCCGCGGCTGGCGGTGCGAGCTCGAGCGCGGGCGATGGCGCGGCGGCCGCCGGCGGACTGCCCCCCATTCGCATCGAGTTCAACTACCAGGGCGGGGCGACGCGGCAGGAAGCGGAGCAGTTCGCGGACTACACGATCGGCAAGTTCACGGCGGCACTCGAGGTGCTCTTGCGTCAACGGGGGTTCCGTGCTGCGACTCCGTGAAGATCCGCCTGACGACTTCCTGAAGCCGATCCCTGGCGATCCCAAGGGCCGCTGCGAATGCGACGCGCTGCGCGTTGGTGGCGACTGGACGCCCGGCATCATGCAGGTGCGGCGCGCGGGCCAGGTGGTCACCTGGGACAAGCGGAAGGGCTACGGCTACGCGGGCGCGTGGCTGATCTACACCGGCGACGATCTCTCCGAGTTCGAAACGCTGCTGACGGTCTCAACGCGCGAAGAACAGCGCGCGTGGAAGGACTGGGCCAAGAAGTACTTGGCGAAGGCGCCGGCGACTCCGCAGGTGAACGGCGTTTTCATTCCGAACCTGCCGCGGCCGAAGGCGCTCAGCGTGTACCACCCGCTTTTGGCGGAAGTCGGGATCGACGCGATCGTTCCGAAACAGATCCATCAGTGGGAACCCGGAACGGGTCGGTCGCGCGGGAAGTGGACGAAGCTGATCGAGTGGTTCCAGTGGAAGCCGCCGGTTCCCCTTCTCGGGAAGCCGAACGCGACCATTCCCGACGCGAAGGCGAAGGCGCCCACGGCTGACGATGCCGTGCAACTGCAGATCCGCTCGGTCCAGCAAGACATTGCCGCGGCCCACAAGGATCTTGCGCGGGGGCACCGGTGAGGCTCGGGACGATCGAGGTGCTCGAGGTGCGGCTCGCGATTCCCGGCGTGGGGGCGTGGGTCGCCGACTGCGATCTCGACTTGGGCAGTGACCAGGCGGTTCCGACGGGTCGGCAAACGCTGATCGTCGGCTCGTCGCAGCTCGTCGGCACGATCGACAAGAAGGCGACGGGTCGCTTCGGCGAGAAGGCGCGCGCGCGGCTCGTCGCCGGCGCCGGCGCGTGGGGGGACGACGTTCCGGCCGAACACTTCCACAACGACGCGACCGGCGGCATCACGTCGGAGGCCGTCCTCACGGCGACGGCGTCCAAGGTTGGCGAAACGGTCGTCGATGCGTCGCCGGTGTCCTACGGGACCGATTTCTTTCGCGTGGCTGGGCCTGCCTCGGGCGTGCTCGATGGGCGCGCCTGGTACGTCGACGCGCTCGGGGTGACGCAGGTCGCGCAGTGGCCGGCGAAGGCGCTCGGGAGTGACGTTGACGTGCTTTCGTTTGATCCCGGTCTCGGCTGCGCGGAGCTCGCCGGCGATGACGTGATCTGGCCGGGCACGGTGATCGGCGACGCGCGCTTCGCGTCGTTCCAAGTCGGCGACGTCGAGCAGGTCTTCACGCGTTCCGGCTCGCGCGCGAAGGTTTGGTCGAGCTCGGGCTTGCGCGCGACGTCGCGCTTTGCCGACGCGCTCGAGCGCGTGGTCGACCGCTTCGCCGGCGGCGAGTGGCTCAAGGTGTACCGCTATCGGATCGTGACGGAAGGCGTCGACGGTCGCGTTCGGCTCCAGGCGGTAACGAAGGCGTCGGGCGTGCCGGACACCATGCCCGTTTCGATCTGGCCCGGGATGTCCGGACTGTCGGCGACGCATGCGGCCGGAACCGAGGTCGCGGTCGTCTTCCTGAACGGCGACAAGGCGCAACCGCGCGTGATCGCGTTCGACGGTCGCGTTCCGCTCGAGCTCGTTCTCGACGCGACCGGGCTCGTCAAGGTCGGCGGCGGCGCGACGTCGCCGGCGGCGAAAGGTGACGTTGTCGACGTGAATTTCGCGGCGGCGAAGACGTTCGCGAGCGCTGTCGGAACGATCGTCGCGTCGTGCGTGGGGCCGAGCCCATCACAACAGAGCGCTTTCGCTAGCGCGTTGACGACGTTCCTCGCCGCGGTGACGGCGACGGTCGCGTCGAAGGCAAGGGTCGAATGAGCGATCTTCGTTGGCTCGACGACATGGATCCGTTCGCGGCCGAAACCGAGAGCGAGCTCGAGGAGCTCGAACAGAACGTCTACCACGTGATCGAACAGGACAAGGGCAGCAACCTGGATTGCCCCAACCGCGGACTGGGCGCCGCGAGCGCGACGTCGAAGGCGCTCCCGTCGGGTCTCGCTGCGCAAGCCGAGAACGAAATCGAGCAGCTCGACGATCGCATCGACTCGTGCACCGCGGAGCTGACGACGGCGGATGACGGCTCGGTGACGCTCGATCTCGACGTGCGCGTCGATGGCGACGTGCTCGACATCGGCGTTCCGATCGGGGGTGAGTCGTGAGCCGAACGGTCGAGCAACTGACGACGGCTCCGACTGCCGACGAGCTCTTCGACCAGATGATCCTTTGGCTCGTCAACCAGGGCCTTCCGGCGGACAAGTGGCGGCCGAACGGTGTCGCGCGGAGCATCCTGCGCGCGGTCGCGACGGTGTTCGTTCTCCTCGCCGGCGTCATCACGCTGGTGAACGGGGGTGGGTTCCTCGAGACGGCGCGCGGCGACTTTTTGACGCTGCTCGCGCGGTACGTCTATGGCGTCGAGCGCGTGACGGCGACGTTCGCGTCGGGCACGGCGAACCTGACCAACTCCGGCGGCGGCGTGTACACGTGGCAGCCTGGCGAACTCGTCATCCGGAACAGCGTCACGCGGAAGCTGTACCGCAACACCCTGATCTTTTCGCTGAACCCGGGCGAGACCGACAAGCCGTGCACGGTCGAGGCGCTCGAGATCGGAACGGCGAGCAACGCAGGGTCCGGGCAGGTGACGGAGCTCGCGATCACTGCCGCGGGCGTGACGGTGACGAACCCGGCTCCGATCGTCGGGATCGATGACCAGCTCGACGACGCGCTTCGCGCGGAGTGCCTTGCGCGGCTCGGAGCGCTGTCGATGCTGGGGCCGCGGGGCGCGTACGCCTACGCGGTGCAGTCTGCGAAGAACGCTGGGGTCCCGGTGTCCGTGAACCGGTGGGTCATCTCGCCGGCGAGCTCGAACGGCACGGTTTCGATCCGTGTCGCGTCTCCGTCTGGGCCTGCGACGGTCGGCGACGTCGCGGCGATCAAGACGCGGATCGAGGAAGTCGCGCGGCCCGACGTGGTCAAGGTCGACTTGGACACGGTCTCGACGCTGACCTACACGGCGACGCTGACCGTCTGGGCGCGGTTCTCCGAGGGGCTCACCGAAGACGCGATCCGGGTGCCGGTCCTCGCTGCGCTGGCGGACTACGGCGCGCGGTATGCCATCGGCGGGATCCGCAAGCCTCCTAGCATCTCTTCCAAGCTCTACGATGAGAGCGTGCGCGGCGTGGCGCAGCTCGCCCACCCGGCGATCTACGCGGTGGATTCGACGGGCACCGATCTGACGCTCGCGTTCGGCCAAGTCGCGGTGCTCGCGATCGTGCTCGACGTCCGGCTCGTGACCACGGGGGCGACGTCATGAGCGACGCGGCGTTCACCCGTCCTTTCGCTGACCGCGTGCGGGACTTCATTCCCGCGTGGATGGCGCGTCCGATCGGGTTTCGGTTCCTGCTGTCGATGGTGCTCCTCGCCGACGTCGGCGTGCAAATGCTGCTCGAGGGGCTCGCCGCGAAATTCCCTGGCGTGGGCACTCCCACGGCATTGCCGTACCTCGGTCGGTCCCGGGGGCTGATTCGCGGGATGAGTGAGAGCGACGACTCGTTCGCCGCGAGGCTCATTCAGTGGATCGATCGGTGGCGCGTCGCCGGCGGGCAGCGGGCGATTGCTCGAGCGATCCAAGAGTACTGCACCGGAGCTCCTCAGGTGCGCGTGGTGAACCGGCTCGGGGTGATGACGACGGCGCTCGCCGCCGGCGCCGGCTTCGTCGCTCAGGATGTCACCTGGAATTGGGACGGCACGAGTCACCCGATCCGCTCGGCGGGTGACTACTGGTCGGAGCTTTGGATCGTCGTCTACTCGCCGCCGTGGGCCGTCTCTGGGCCGATGGGGACCAACACGCCTGTTGACTGCGGGATCGGGCAGCTCGTTCCGCGCCGCGACGTCGACGCGATCAAGGGCCTTCTCGAGACGTGGAAGAGCGCGGGCGCGTACGTGCGCGCGATCGTCTGGTGCTACGACGCAACGCTATTTGACCCGTCGTCGCCGCTCACGATGCCCGATGGCACGTGGGGCGACTGGGCCTTCAACGGCTCGCTGAGCGGCCGCGGGCTCAAGGAGCAGGCGAACAAGATTCGGACTTGGGAACCCGAGAGGGATCCCAACGTCGGAGGGCCCTGGGCATGAATCCGCATACCGATGTTGACAATTTCGACGATCCGGTCGACCAGCCGGACAACAGCGACCTGGTGACGCCGGCGGCGGCGACGCTCAACGTCCCGACGTCGGGCGCGCTCAATCGCACGCGCTGGCTCAAGAACCGGCTTGGCATGAGCGATTACGACATCGTGCTCGCCCCAAGCGCCAACCGCATCAATCAGATGAATTGGACGGGCCCCGGCTGGCTTCAGACTACGGGGACGGTCGCTCCCTTTGCGTACGTGCCTATCCGCGCGCACCGCGGCGCGACGCTGGACAAGGTCACCCTCAAGTTCAAGATTCCCGTGGGACACGGCGCGTTGCCGGCGGTGCTGCCGAAGCTCAGCGTCGCGCGAGGGGATATGTCCGGTGTCGCCGCGACGCTGAACTCGGGCGACGCAGGGTCCGGGCTCGTCATCGCGAGCAACGCCAGCGTGGCAGCCTACGAGGCCGGCGGCGCCGTGCAGGCGTTCACGTACACCTGCAACCAAAACGCGCTGATCGACACGGCGCTCTACTTCTACGCCTTGGCCATCTTCGACGAGTCGGGCGCCAACGCGATTGCAGCAAATCTCTTCTACGGCGCGACCCTGTCGTGGAAGCTCATTCCCGACGCAAGGGGGGCGTGATGGCGATCCCTTCCTGGATTAAGGCCTTCTTTCCTGCGGTCGTCTTCGGGTCGGTGGTGAATCCGCCGCGCGGAAAGCTGAAGTTCAGCGGCGCCGGAGTCACGTCGGTGACGGACGATGTCGCCAACGACCAAACGGTCGTGTCCATCTCTGGCGGAAATCTGCCGCTGGTGGCTCCGGACGGCGTCAGTGCGTCGATCTCGCAAGCCACGAAAACGACAAACGGCGCAACGGGGGCGACGTTGTCGATTCAGGCCCAGTCGGCAAGCGGGACTGGCGCAACCGGAGGGGATCTCCTTCTTGCGGCGGGGTCTGGCACCTTGCTGGATGCTGTCGGCAATCCGACTGGCGGCAAAGCCAGACTTATGGGCCATGCTCACGTCTTCGGCCCGGATGTCAATACGATCGCCGGCGATAATGCGTTTGCGTGGGGGTTGGACTCTCAGGCGACCGCGACGTTCGCGGTATCAATTGGCGCCCATTGTCGGGCTACCGCGGCGGGTGCGGTTGCTCTCGGCGAGTCCTGCGTAGCGAATTTCGCCAACGCGGTCGCGATTGGCTGGAATAATACTGTTGGAGCCTACGGCGCGGCGGCGTCTGGCATGTATCTCCAGGTGGTTGCGGGAGCGGAAGGCGCGTTCGTTTGCGGCGTCAGCGCTACGGCCCGACTCCCCGGCGAGTTCTGCCACGGCTCAGGTATCGCGGCGAAGGTCGGATTCAACAACATCGGGCGGCGGGAGATCGATGTTGGGGTTCGCGCCAACGGTGCGCCCGCAAATTGCAAGATGCGCGATACGATTGCAGGCGCTGGAGTCGAGTTGACGCTTCAGGAATATTGCCTTTCGTCGATCGTCGTGCGTGTCAGTGGAGGTACCACTAGCTTCGGAAAAGTTGCGAGCGAAGAAGCGACCCTTCTCGTCAAGACCTCCGCGGGAAGCGTTTCAACGATTGTCGGCGCAATTGCTTGGAGGACGATCGGGCAGACGTTCGCATCTCAGGGTTGGTCGGTGGCAATCACGGTCACCGGCAAAACGCTTCGGATCACCGGCAACCCGGGGGCCGATGATGTCGAGTTCTTTGGTCGCATTGACATCATGGATCAAGCGCTATGAGCACGATCGATGACACCCCTCCGCGTGGCGGGGCCAAGTGGGACTTGGTCACGGTCGGAGAGACGGCGCAACGGTCGGTCAACATCGGCCTGGAGAACGCGGCGGAGCTCCGCGCGATGCGGGTCGAGCTCCAAACCGCGATTCGGCCGATCCGTCGCGACGGTGTCGACCGGGTGATCCTCGCGGTCGGCGTCGCCGCGCTCGTGCTCCTCGCGACGGCGTCGTTCATCTCGACGACGGCGCGGGCCTCCTCACCTCCCCAACCGACGAAGGGATCCGCACCATGACGGCCAACGGCTCGAGTCCCGACCTTTCCGACTTCGACGACGAGGACATCCCGACGGGAGTCCGCGTCAACATGATCGCGCGCGCGGTGGGGCGCCAGCGGCGAGCGACCGAGGAGACGCAAGCGGAGATCCGCAAGGTCTCTGCCGACGTCGGCGAGATCAAGAGCTCGATCGACACGGCGATCAAGACGGGGAAGGCATTCGTTCGGGTCCTGATCTGGGCGGGAGGAGTGGGGTTCACGATCGTCTGTGCGCTGGGCGCTGCGATCGTGGCGATTGGCGGCGCGGTCGCGTGGGCGCTCGCGCATCTCAGCGTGCATCCGTAGGAGGAGGTCGAAAATGAAGCTCGATTGGAAGTGGGTTGCGGTGGTCGGGATTGTTGCGGGGCTCCTCGGGGTGCTCGCGTGGCGCGGCGTCGTGCACGGCGACGTCATCATCGGCTTTCTGGGCGGGTCGCTGGTGCCCATGCTGCGCTCGAGCTCGAGCTCGCGCGACGACAACGACAAGCCCCCTCCGGCGTCGCCGCCGGCGCTCCCGGTGCTCGCCCTTGCCCTGCTCCTCGCCGGCTGCGCGGGCGCTCAGGGACCGGGCGCGGCGAACCCTGCCCGGGACACGGCTCGGGCGTCGGTGCTGCTCGTCGCCGAAGGTGCGAAGGTCGCTGACGCGATTTGTGGCCAGGCGGCGATCTCGGCGCATGCGCTCGAGCTCGCGAAGACGTGCGCCGATGCCTACGACGTGACGCGCGACGCGCTCCTCGCCGCCCAGTCCTCGGTGGACACCTGGGAAGCTGGTGGAAACCGGGACTTCGTGTGTGCGCTGGGCCACGGGGTGCGCGCGCTCGCCGCGATGTCGGGAGCTCTCACGAAGGCGGGCGTTCCCATTCCGGCGGCCGTCGCGGACGCGCTTTCCCTCGGCGCCGGGCTCGCCGGCGGGTGCAAGGGTGGTGCGTCGTGATTGACGTTCTGGTGAAGGTGCTCGGCATCGTCGCCGAAGCCGAGCCGCTGGTCGAAGACTTCTTTCGGCAGGCGGTCGCGCGGAACCCGGACCATCCGCTTTCGCGTCGGGTCGAGCAGGTTCTTCCGGTGCGCGGCAAGTCGCGCGAGGCGTTCGAGCAGCTCGGCGGCGGGGGCAACGGCTGATGTCCGGGATCGTCGTCAAAACGGGTGACGACTTCGATCTCGCGTGCGAGCTCGAGGGGGTCGATCTGACGACGGTCACGATCCGCATGCAGGTGCGGAAGATTTCCGGCGCGACGTCGACGCTCATCAGCACGATCGGGATCACGAAGGATCCCGACCAGGTGACGAACGTCGGCAAGTACCGGGCGTTCAAGGCGCACGGCGACGCGGACGGTTCGTCGGTCTGGCCCGAAGGCGCGCTCGTGACGGACATCGAATACACGATCGGCGGGGTCGTTTCGCACACCGAAACGCTGGACGTGCTCGTTCGCCGGGCGGTGACGGTCTGATGTCGACGACGATCGTTCAGAACGCGCAGGGGCGCACGACGATCGTCAAGGACGCGACGTCGACGCGGACGCTCGGGATTTCGACGCGCGCGGCGGTGACGCTCGTCAACGCGAACCGCGTCGGACCCTCCGGGCCTCCTGGGCAGGGGTTCGAGCACACCCAAACGACGCCGGCGTCGACGTGGGTGGTGAATCACAACCTCGGGCTCCGGCCGTCGGTCTCGGTGCGCTCGAGCGGCGGCGTCGAACTCCTCGCCGAAGTGGTCCACATGTCGGCGAACCAGACCGAGATCCGCTTCGTGACTCCGTACACCGGGACCGCCCGGTTCACCTGAAAGGCTTCCGATGGCTCTCCCTCTCCTCTCCGACATCGACGCGAACAGCGCGGCCAAGATCCTCAACCTGCCCACGGCGACGAACCCGGGCGACGCGACGAGCAAGAGCTACGTCGACACGGCCATCGCGGCGGCCGTCGCCGGGCTTGCGTGGAAGGACACGGTTCGCGTTGCGTCGGTCGCGAACGTCGCCGTCGCATCGCCGGGGGCCACGATCGACGGCGTGACGATGGTCGCGAACGATCGCGTTCTCCTGAAGGACCAGACCACGTCCAGCGAAAACGGGATCTACGTGTGGAACGGAGCGGCCGTCGCCATGACGCGCGCGACCGACTTTGACGCGGCGGCGGAGATCGAGGGCGCGGTCGTGCCGGTGGAAGAGGGCACGACCAACACCGGGACCCGTTGGTTCCTGTCGACGCAGAATCCGACGATCGGCGGCGCGCTCGCGTTCTCCAACATGTCGAGCGGAGCTCCCACGGCGACGACGGCGGTTGCCGGTCTGGTCGAGCTCGCGACGCAAGGCGAGGTGGACGCCGGCACCGCGTCGCCGGCGAACCTGGTCGTCACTCCGGTGACGCTGGCGGCGTACGCGGGCCGCAAGATCAAGGCGACGGCGACGATCGGCGATGGCGCGTCGACGCAGATCGACGTGACGCACAACCTGAACTCGAGCGATCTCCACGTGCAGGTGCGGCGCGTGAGCGACGGCAAGCTCGTGCTGGTCGAGGCGACGGCGTTTTCGGTGAACGTGACGCGGCTCAATTTCGCCGCGGCGCCGGCGCTCAATTCCCTCGTGGTCATCATCATCGGCTGAAATGGCGTTCGAACTCCTCTCCGTCTTGCGCTTCGCGGTGGTGTCGTCCCTTCCTGGGACGGCGGCCCAGGGGGATGCCGTCGTGCTGACGAGCAACGGACACCTGTACGTGTACGACGGTTCCGGATGGGTGGACCACGGCGCGACGGGCGCCGGCGGGCTCAACAGCGGGACGGCGACGATCGACTTCGGAGCGTTCCCGGGGACGGTCGACGCGTCGGTCGTCATCACGGGCCAGGCCGGGATCGCGACGTCGAGCAAGGTGCTTGCGTGGCTGATGCCGAAGGACACGGCCGATCACACGGCCGACGAGCACCTCGTGGATGGGCCTGTCATCGTTGCGGACGCGTCGTCGATCGTTGCGGGGACCGGCTTCACGATTCGCGGGCTGACGCGCGAAGAGCCCGGGGGCGCGGACGCGGCGCGCAATCCACGCGATCGCAGCGCTCGAGATTCGGCGGACTGCTACGGCCTTTGGACCGTGGCCTGGCTGTGGATTTGAGGAGGAAACGACATGGCGATCCAGATCATCGGGAACGGCGGGGTAATCGTTGAGGTCGAGGCGAACCATCGCGCGATGCGCTCGGTTGCGCGGCCCAACGACGTGGGCTCCCTCGGCTCGTACCGCGTCGGCGCGTCGACGGGTCTCCTTGCGGGCCTCGCCGCGAACACTCCAATTTTTTCGGTGCGTTGGGGTGACGCGACGCGCGTCATGGTGCCGCGCTTCCTGCGGGTGCGCTACGCGGTGGTGACGGGGTTCACGGCGGCGCAAGAGCTCGCCTTCGACGCGATCGTCGCGCGCGCCTTTTCGGCGTCGGACTCGGCGGGCACCGCGATCACGCTGAGCGGCAACCAGCAGAAGAAGCGGACGTCGATGGGCGCGTCGCTGGTAACCGACATGCGCGTCGCCGCCGCGGTGACGCTGACGGCGGGAACGCGGACGCTCGACGGGCAGCCGGTGCTTGCAAGCGCGAAGAAGACGCTCGCCGCCGCTGCGACGGTGCAAGACGCTGACTTCGAACACACGGTCGCGTTCGACCCGGGCATCGAGTGGCCGTTCGTGCTCGTGACCAACGAAGGGCTGATCGTGCGCAACACCATCGCGCTGGGCGCCGGCGGGACCGTGCGCGCGAACATCGAGTTTGCTTGGGACGAGCTCGCGTCCTACTGAGAAAGGGAAAGACCATGTCGACGTTAGAAATGCTTCTCTGCGACAAGTGCGGCGGCGAGATCGGAGCGGGAGTCGATGCGGCTCGCGTGACGCTCGAGGCGCCCCACGGTCCCGAGATCGGGAGCGCGGCGGACCATCACGATTTCTGTCCGGCGTGCTGGGGGGAGCTCTGCAAGTGGTTCCCGAAGGCGCGCGAGGCCGAACGGCTCGTGAAGCCGGTCCCGACGACGACGCCGGCGCCGCAGACTCCCCCGGCGCTGGACAGCGTGTCCCCTGAAGGGCTGTTGAAGCTGCTCGCCGAAAAGCTCGGCGTGAAGGTGGTCGAGACTCCCGAGCCGGCGAAGTCGTGAGCGACTTTACGGCGGGGATCGACGTCAGCGCGGCGCAGTCGTTCGAGATCGACTGGCAGCGCGTCAGGGCGGCGGGAAAGCGCTTCGTCTACGTGAAGGCCAACACCGGCGAGGGGAAGCGCGACCCGTGGTTCGAGCGGCATGCGCGCGGCGCGTCGGCGGCGGGCTTGCTGGTCGGCGCCTACCACTTCGCGCTGGTGGACGATGACCCGAGCGACGATCTCGACGCGTTCCTCGAGGCGGTGTCCGGGGTCGCGATCGAACTCCCATCCGTGTTCGATCTCGAGACCCGGAACGGCGCCGATGCGCTGGGCGTGCTGTCGTTCGTCGACGGATGGGTCGAGAGGCACGAAGCGCGCGTCGGTCGCTCGCCGGTGCCGTACCTGAGCCCAGGGTTTTGGAACGCGCTCGGGGCGCCGGCGCGGTCGGAGCGCTACGCGTCGCTGCCGTTGTTCGTCGCCCAGTACGGCGTTGGGTCCCCCTCCCCCGTCGCCCCGTGGGGCGCGAAGTGGACGCTCTGGCAGTCGCACGGGAACACGATCGCGCAGCTCCTGAAGGCGTGGGTCGACCCTGGCGGGAAGGCGCACGAAGCCGGCGCGCAGCTCTGGGGGACGCTGGCGCGGCTCGCGCTCGCGGTTCCGGAGACGGCGCGACTCCTCGCCGCCGGCGGGTCGTGCGCGGGCGTGGCGGGCGAGGTCGATCTCGACGTCTTCGCGGGCAGCTATGACGCTTTGAGGCGCTGGGCCGGGCTGCCGGTGGCGGAGCTCCCAACGCTTGCCGACGATCCGCGGGTGCGGCTCGATCCCGGGCATGAGCGCGTTGGATCGTAGCAACGTAGTTCGATGTGTGGCCGACTGGCGCGTATGCCCAAAGTCATCGAAGTTGAAGGGGAAGAGCTCGAACGTCACGTGACGCGGCTCGCGGTTGTGGTCGAAGTCGGCGCGGGCCTCGCGCTCCACGTGTTCTTTCGGTGCGGCCGAACGTCGGGAGTGTGGATCGACGCGGACGGGGAGCCAGTCGGCTACGTCGCCGCCGGCGTCGCGTGACGGCGTCCGCTGCGAAGCATGATGTCGAGCCACCAGCATCCGCCGGGGGCGTGCGGGTTACCCTTCTCCGCGCCACAGTCGAGGCAGATCGCGATCCGCTGGTCGTTGTAGATCTCGGTTCCCGCGTACTCCTGCGCTTCGATGAAGTCGAGCGCGTCGGCAAGAACGCGTTCGCATTCGTTGCTCTGCACGAACTCATGATTCGTCTCCCGGAAACGCGAGCCTGCACAGGACGCCAACGCCAAAGGCGTTCGCCCTCTCCTCGTCCGCAAGTCGCACACGGAGAGACTCCCTTCCGGCTCGCTCAGACGCGAGGCATCGACGCGCGCGGCGCAGGTCACGCTCCAGCGTGGCGATCTGCTCACGCAACCGAGCAACCTCATCCTTGTGAGCCTGTCGGTCCGCCCGGGCCGTGGCCAACGGCATGCGCTCGTCTGCCTCTTTGGACACGAGCCGTGAGCCTCGGTTGTAAGCTGCCGATCCCATCATTCACCCGCTTTCGCGCAGCGCACGCACGCCGTTGGCCCACCTGCCACCAGGCAGCCACAGCATCGACACTGCCGGATCGTCCCAAACGGCGGCGCGAACGCCGTGTCTGTGGCCGTAGGTCGCCACTGCCATCCGTGCTCATGGACATCAGCGGGGACCACGCCAGCCATGGCCGCAAGGCGCTCCAGGAACGCCCCCATCGTTTCGTCCTCACGCGCGCCCAGACGCTTCCGCAACGCCAGCCGCCCCTGCATTTCAGCCTCGATGTCGGCCTGTAGCTGGTTCGCGTGGGCGAGCCGCTCCTCTGCCAGCCGCTCGGCCTCTCCCGCCCGGGCGATCCACTCGTCCATTTCGTCGAGCAGGTGCGTCACACGCACCCCTAGGCCATCGAAGATGACCGCGCGCCCGTCCAGCGCGTCGAGCACCTCGCGCAGCCTCACATCCTCCGGCTTCGCCAGCTCCTCGGCGAGACTCTCGATGCGCATGGCCATCGACTCGACCTGCCTGGCCAGCGAGGCGTTCTCGGAGCTGAGGTGGTCGCTGTTGGAGCGCAGCACTTCGTTTTCACGAAGCAGCTCGCGGTTTCGCTCCTCCCAGTGTCGATTGCATCCCGGAGAAAGCTTGCACACGTCATCCTGGCCGCAGTCCTCGATCTCGCTGCGCTGCCGGATCTTCGGCAACGCGCCGCTGCACGTCGTCGTCTCGCGGTCGTAGTTGCGGACCATGCCGCAACGCGAGCAGACAGACCAACCCTCGCGCTCGCGCTTCGTCCACTCATGTGCGGGGCTACTCATGTGACCACCCAAAGCACTTCCTGGCTCAGCCGCTTTGCCGCGATCTCGCAGTAGCGCTCCTCGATTTCGATGCCGATGGCGCGGCGT